AACGGCGAAGGTGCTGTCGAATGCCTCGGGCCCGTTGTTGCGCTACGACAGCCCCGCAGATGGCAGCGAGTATCAGCTGACCGCGTCGGGTGTCATCCAGTATTATTACAATCCTTTTGCACTGGATGGCGGTCTGCGGATTCCAATCAGGATCCATCCGCGTGTGCCGCCCGGAACGATCATCGGGTGGGCCGAAAACCTGCCGATCCAATACCAGTCGAACGAAGTTCCCAACGTTGCCGAAGTCAAGACCCGGCAAGATTACTATCAGATCGACTGGCCGATCGTGACCCGTCAGCGCCAGGTTGGCGTTTACGCCGAAGAAGTGCTGGCAGCTATGCGCCTTTCGCGATGGGCGTTGTCTGCAATATCGGAAACGGGTAATGGCAACGGCGCCAATCGCAACGCCTTCGCCGGACGAGCCCGCGATCACAGCCCCCGGGTTCAACCCGGGGGCTTCCGCCGGGCGCAGCCTGACATTGCTCCGTGCCGCTTTCGGCCAGGATGAGGCGAACCACGGTACGGTAAGGTATTCAGTCGGTAATGAGGGATTGGTCCGAGTGCCCTTCGAGGCTGTCGGCCCGCTCACGACTGTCGGAGGTTTCGTTTTGGCAAAGACCGGCGATGACGCGATTGCCGTCGGCGCGCTCAAGCTGCACCACGAAGATGCGACGGGATGTTCCTATGCCGGCCTGCAATATTTCGCCGATGTGAATGGAGACGTTCTGGTGCCGGCCGAAGCCACCTCCGAGCTGTCGGCGCATGGCTTTGTTCCCGCTTTCGAGGAGGCGATGGCAACCGCGAGTCGAGCGAAGCCTTCGCGGTATAATCGTTACACAAGGGATTGAAGCGGTGGCGTTCACGGATTTGACGACGCTCGCCGATGTCAAGGCGTGGCTGCAGACGGGTCAGAGCGCTTTTCCGGCAACCGATGACGCGCTGCTGACCCGGCTGATTACGGCTGGCAGCCAATATATTCAAAGTTGGCTCAACCGGCAGATCGCTCTCGCTGACTACCTCGAAACCCGTGATGGAACCGGCGGCGACAGACTGCAATTTGCCTGTTTTCCGGTCACCGCTGTGCTGTCGTTGACGATTGACGGTCAAACGGTACCTGCTGCGCCCTCGATTGGGGCTGCGGGATACAGGTTCAGTTCCACACAGCTTTCGGTGTGCGGTTATAGCTTCAATCGCGGGGCGCAGAATGTCGTTGTCTCATATACGGCGGGATATTCGACGACACCGCCCGATGTCGCTCAGGCATGCATTGAGCTGGTGGCCCTTCGTTACCGTGAACGGACACGCATCGGCGAAGTCTCGAGATCGTTGGGCAGAGCAGAGACGGTGGCCTATTCACAAAAGGACATGAGCGACGCGATCAAAACGCTGCTGCAACAGTACCGCCTCGTCGCGCCAATTGCTGCGATCCGACCGATACCAGCTTAGCTCAGCGCTGATGTCACGGTAGTAACAGGTGTTCTATGATTACCGCCCGCCTTGTCGGTGACGACGCAGTGTTGGCGTGGCTGCGCGCCACCCCGGACGTGGTCGCTTCAGGGCTCGCCCGTGCGATCGCCAAGCTGGGCTTCGATCTGCAAGCCAAGATTCAGGCCAGCGAGCTCACGGCCCAAATGCTCCCCGACCGGTCTTTCCAGTCGAGTAGCGATGCACAAATCGAGCAGAGCGGAGACAGGATCTCGGTGACCCTTTCCGCCGGCGGCGAGCATACCGGCCCCCGCCAATCTGCGATAACTGGGACGGCCGCTCCCCGGGCGAACTTGCGCCGTCGTACAGAGGCATTTAGACGCCTGGGATCCGAGAAAGCGATGAGCGTGCGAGGTTACCGCCATCGGACCGATCTTTCGGAGGGTGCCTTTATGCGTGCGGCGTTGGAGGATATGGAACCGGCGATCCGCGATGAAGTGGAGGCGGCCTTGCGGGAGGCACTGACGCGATGACGCTTTCCGCCAAGCACTCGAAATCGACCGATGATAGTTAGAGAAGCAATCTATGCCGCATTATGGGAGCTCGGCGCGAGTGCGGCCCGCTTCGCCAGCGTCAATCGGCGCCTGCGGCATTGGGCCGATCTGGCTCCCGCCGAGCAGCCGGCACTGTTCATGAGCGAAAAAGGCGGTCTGGCCACCGTAAAGACGCTGGGGGCGCCAGTCGTGTGGACACTCTACGCCGATTTCTACGTATACGCCCATTCGAGTGACCCGTATCTTGCGCCAGCCGCGATATTGAACCCGCTGATCGACGCTCTCGAAGCGGCGATCGCACCGCCGCCAACGACCGGGATCCAGAACCTAGGGCTGCCTCGAATGGTTCAGCACGCCTATATCGCGGGCAAGGTACAGACAGACGAGGGAGTGCTCGGCGATCAGGCGATCGCGATCGTGCCTGTCGAAATCCTGTGTATTTGATGATCGGCACGCCCCCTTATTCGAAGGAATAGCCAATGGCCGAGGAAGATTCTCGCATCGACCAGCCCGCCGAGCATGCTTCGATCGAGCAGCTGATTGAACGCTGGTGGGCCGACCATTTCCCGGGGTCGCCAGTCGCCCGCGACACGCAGGCCTGGAATGTCGCCCACGCCGCCAAGGAGAGGCTGAAGCGGCTATTGAAAGGGAGTATTTGATATGCAATTGAGCTTCGGCTCGGGCGCAGTATGGGGCGAGCGCACCGATGTCACAGGTTCCGGTATCGGCCCGCGCCAATTCGGTGTCCTGCAAGATATACAGATTGATTTCGACTGGACCGATAAAGAGCTTTACGGCCAGCTGCAATTTCCTGTCGCAATCGCGCGCGGGCAGGGAAAGATAACCGGCAAAGCGAAGTTCGCGCAGATCCTCGGTTTGTTGTATTCGGACATTTTTTTCGGCGTGACGCCGGCTACTGGACAGTTTGCCGTCTCTCAGCTCGAAGCGGCAACGGTTCCGGCGACGACGCCCTATACCGTGACGCCAGCCAATGCGGCGAGCTACAATGACGATTTGGGTGTCAGCTACGCGGCGAGCGGCAAGCGGTTCAATCGGGTGACAACTCCTTCGGCCGCCGGTCAATACTCGGTCAACTTCGCCAACGGCGTATATACTTTCTCGTCTGCCGACGCCAGTGCCGCGGTCCTGATCTCTTACACTTACAACATTGCGACAAGCGGGAGCAAAGTGACCCTCACGAACCAGCCGATGGGCATTACGCCTACCTTCAAGGCGACATTCTACACCGCCTATAACGGCAGCGGCACCGCCCTTCGGCTCAACGCCTGCACGGCTACCAAACTGTCACTGCCGACGAAGCTCGACACCTGGACGATCAGCGAACTCGACTTCTCGGCTTTTGCCGATGCGTCGGGAACGATCGGCTATCTGAGCACGGTGGAGTGATGATCCCCGGTGTGACGGTAGCGATGGGCGGCCGGGATTGGATCGTGCCGCCGCTTACCCTTGGTCAGTTGCGCCGGCTCATGCCAAAGGTACGACAGCTGACTGAAATCGGCGCCACAATGGGCGAGGCCCAGATCGCCGTGCTGGTCGACATCGTTACCGCGGCGCTGCAGCGCAACTATCCGGAGATGACGCCCGAGAGCGTCGAGAATTTGCTCGACCTGGGTAATGCCAGTGCAGTGCTGAATGCGGTCCTTACGGGCTCTGGCCTGAAGCCCGGTGGAGCTGTTGTGGGGGCAGCACTTGCCCCCGGGACGAGCCCGGGGGCGGGCAGCGCAAGCACCGGGTTGCTGCTGGACGAGATGTCGGAGACGGCGACTGTTGGGTAGAAATCTACGGTCTTCTCGCCACAGTCTGCGGATACAGCTATCCGGTAATCGACGAGATGACGCTCTTCCAGGTGGAAGAGCTGGCGTCATATTGGGCTCGGCACCCGCCGCTGCACTTGCTCCTAGCGGCCTACCTCGGCTTCGGCAACCACAAGCAGCGGTCGACACCGCTAGAAGCGACTGGAGAGGGGGAGCGATCCGGCTCTGATGTGCGCTCGATGCTCGCTCAGCTGGGGCCTGGGTTCACTGCGGGGGATGTACACGCCGGCCTCTCGCCGGTGATCCTCGATTTTGCGGAACTGCGCCGCGCGGCGGCGTTGCCCGACTAGCGTATCAACCACCGCTGATAAGCCGATAAGCACCAAAAGCAGTTTGTGAGCAAGAGGCTTTGATGGCCGATATTGAAACCAATGTTGTTATCAGCGCGCAAATCGATGGCCTCCGTTCCGGCATGGAGGCCGCAGCCAGCTCGGTTCAGGCGGCAACCGATGCGATGCGCGCTCAACTTGCCGGGCTTGGTGACATTGCCCAGCAAGCGCAGTCGCAGCCCACCGCCGCAACTGGGCAAATCGGCAACGGCGTCGGGACGCTGCAGTCTAAGGCGGCGAATCTCGCAGGATCGATGACTGGCAGCATGTTCCAGGATAGCGCCTTCGGAAGTGGCGAGGCTTCCGGCTTTGCCCTGGCCAGTTCTCCACTCGACAACGAGCGAGAGGCTATGGCCGAGCAAGGCTATGGGACGAAGAACTGCTCGCCTACCAGAAATTTCAGAGCGACAAGGAGAGGCTCGACTTTCAAGCGGCACAAATCAGCCAGCGAACCTGGCAGGGCCTGATGCAGCCGATTCAACGGGCGTTCGACACCTCGATCACCGGAATGATATTGGGCACGACAACATTGCAGAAGGCGGTAGCGAGAATCACCCAATCAATCATTGCCGAATTCGTCAATCTCGGCGTCAAGATGATGACCAATTGGCTTGCCAATGAACTTGCCATGACGACTGCGACCGAGGTCGGCGCCGCCGCTCGCACTGCGGCCGAAGGGGAGGGAATGGCTGCCGGGCTGGCAATAAAGGCGGCAAATGCGATCAAGAGCATAACTACGGATGCAGCGCAGGCATTCGGGGGCATCTTTGCATTTTTGTCCCCGATAATGGGGCCGGCTGCCGCCGGACCCGCCGCGGCCGGAGAGGCCACGGTGATGGCTGCCGCCAGCGGGATCGCTTCCGCGGCAGGCGGCTGGGTGGTCCCATCGGATCAACTAGCCATGGTGCACCAGAACGAGATGATCCTGCCGGCGAGTATCAGCCAGGGCCTCCAGAACATGATTTCCGCCAACGGCGGAGCCGGAAACAGCGCCAACCCCGTAGTGATCAATGTTTCTGCAATCGACAGCCAGGACGTGAAGCGATTTTTCCAAAGCAATGGCAGTCTTCTTGTCAGTGCTCTCAACAAGGCGATGCGCAACGGCTCGATGCTGCGGTCCCCGGGCTAACAGCCGCACGAAAGGCCCCTCACATGACCTCCTATCCGTTAAACCGTTAGCCCGCCCGGGAAGTGATGGCACTGATCTTTCCGGCGTTGGCCGGGCTTGCCTGGAGCGTTACCAAGACGCCGACGTTTCAGACGCGCATTCAGCGCGCCGTGTCCGGCCGCGAATTACGCGTACTCGATTATCCCTATCCGCTCTGGCAATTTGCGTTGATCTACGACTTCCTGCGCGACGATCCTGCAGCCGGTTTCGACGAGCTGAGGACGCTCCTGGGGTTTTTCATGCTATGCCAGGGCGCGTTCGGCACCTTCCTATTTCAGGACCCCACCGACTGCCAGGTGACTGGCCAGCAGATCGGAATCGGCAATGCCAGCACGACCGTCTTCCAGCTCCAGCGCGCAATGGGCACGGCGCTGCCCGGCGGCGGTTTCTTGGAACCAATCGTCGCGCCAAAGCTTGTTAACGCGATCTATTTCGACGGAATTACCCAAGACCCGGCGAGCTATAGCGTCGACCCGAACACTGGGGTCGTAACATTTGGCACCGCGCCCGGCAGCGGTCTGATCATCACCGCCGATTTCAGTTATTATTTCCGCTGCCGATTTATTGACGACAGGTACGACTTCGAAAATTTCATGTACCGGCTGTGGCAGCTAAAAAAGCTGACGTTCATATCGGTACGCTCATGAAGGCCGCAAGCCCTGCCCTGATCGCACTTCTCTCGAGCGGCGATCAATTCATCATGGCGGACCTCTACACGATCACTCTAGTAGGCGGAACGGTGCTCCGCTATTCGGCAGCGCCAACTGCGCTCTTGGTGAATGGCCGCACTTTTGTACGCGGTCCCAAATTCGAGCGCTCCAAAACCAAAATAGTTATCGGCACCCAGGTGGACGAACTCGACGTCAAAATCTACCCGGAGCCGACAGACCATCTCGGCGGGATGCCGTTTTTGCAAGCGGCCTGGCAGGGGCAACTCGATGGTGCGTTGCTGCAGCTCGAGCGGGCATTTATGCCAACTTATGGCGACACGAGCCCGGGAACCGTGGTTCTATTCGCCGGCCGCATCTCCGATATAGACTGTAGCCGCACCGGCATTGATCTCAAATGCCGATCACATCTTGAACTTCTGAACATCCAAATGCCCCGCCGCTTGTGGCAGTCGTCTTGCACACACAATTTTGGCGACGCGATGTGCCAATTCAATCGATCCACCATGCAGGTAACGTTTGCTGCCGAGCCTGGCTCTACGCAGTCACAGGTTGCCACATCCGTTGCCCCGAGCCCAGCAAACCTGTACGTCCAAGGGACTCTCATCGGCGTGACTGGAGCAAATGCAGGGGCGAGCCGCACCGTCGCCAATATGAGCGCAGGCTGGGTGTATGTGAAGCTTGCGTTTCTCTTTCCCATTCTGGTCGATGATCAGTTCCAGCTGCTGCCCGGCTGCGACCGCACATTTGCGACTTGTCAAAACGTGAACAACAACGCCATTCACTTCGGAGGTTTTCCCTACATTCCGACGCCGGAGACCGCCGTCTGATGGGCGAAGCACACCAGACGGCAGCGCCCTGTCCCCGGGACGCCTGCCCTGGCGGGCGGCTGCCCGGGATTGACCCGGGCGCCCCGCTCGATCCGCGACGGCTGGCGGTCATTGAGGAAGCCCGGGGGTGGTTGCGGACGCCTTATCCTCCGCCGCTTGTGTTTCTGGACGTGTTCCTGACGTCTCTAGTTGTTTCCGAGCGGCTTGGAAAGCGCAGCGTTCCTGCGCCTCTTTTGCGGTGCTATTGTGCACTGATGTCTCCGTGCATTCATTGACGTGCTCCACAATCTCGATTATATGTGTGGGTAGCGCTGTGGGCAGGAGGTGTAGAATGGCACGCGGGATGGCGAAACTGGCGGCAGTATCCTTAACAAAGCTCCCGGCGGGAATGCACGGCGACGGCGGCGGCCTCTGGTTGCAAGTGACGCCAAGCGGAGCGAGGACCTGGATTTTTCGCTTCCGAGCGAACGGGCGCGCTCGCGCAATGGGCTTGGGGCCGCTGCATACTGTCAGCTTGGCTGAAGCGCGAACCAAAGCAAGGGAGTGCCGCCAGTTACGGCTTAG